GCCATGCCACGTCACATTCATCTACAATCTAATGATCCTTCCAACACCCATACTTCTACTGTACTTCCTACAGGTCTAACCTTGGTAATTCCTTTGAAAACATGATGATCAACTACATATACATATGCATTTTCCATCAAAAACAATGCTTCGCCATTAACTATCAATTTCATAAGAGCGGCTCTGTCGTCAACATACAGATAATCAATTACTTTCTCTATTACTTTTTGAGATATTGCAACATATGAATGTTTCTCAACTACGCATTCTTGCTGTGAAAAAGACATTGCAGGAAAAAGCAAAATCATAAATAACTGAACACAGACGATTAATCTCTTCATTTTCTATTCCTTTCTTTTTTATTATTTTTATTTCTACTTTTATTATAACAGATTTTTCACTTTTTCTTTAAAAAAAATAAAAAAAATGGGCGGACAACCTATCCTTGTTGTCCGCCCTGTAAATGTAGTATTACATCAAATAATACCTTCATTTAGTTTTTTTGGCATATTGTAATTAGTTGACCTATTGTGTTTCATTCTGAAATCATCCTGCTCTGCCACTGAGCTACTGCACCATAGTATGGAGGTGCAGGTTGGATTTGAACCAACGACCAAGATTTACTCAACACAACACACAACCTTTCACAATACTCTGCCATGACTCTGTTGGGTCAATACACTTAAACTTAGTCCGTATCTTACAAGAATCATTGCTCTAAGCTCCTCTGTAAGATACTATTAATCTAAATCTAACGCTTAAGCTGACCCAAACTCTAAAGATCTTTATGGATGTAATCAAAGATCTGTTTTCCGACATTCTTCTCAACAACATCAACACTGTTCGCTCTTTGTCTTGCTTTTTTCACTTCTGCAATCAGAGTATCAATTCTATTCAACAATTGAGATTTTTTAGCAGCAGAGATCTTGCCGCTCCATCTAATCTCAATATAATTTCCAACCGGAACATCTGCACTACTCTCCTTAACTTGTGCAGGATGTTCCTTTGTTGCCTGATACAACACAACGGGCTTGACAACCTTCTCTGTTTTATGCCTGATAATATCATGCTTCGCTTTCCATACACCTTCTCCTTGTTTTAAATCCTCTTCCCACTCGACATGAGGCTCAAGAGTAAGAATGTCCTCATACAACTTTCTAAGCATCGTCAACTTAGTTTCAAGCCCAAGAAGAAGCGTTGCAGGAACATCTGCAAGAACTTTATCGCCGTTAATTTCAACATCTGCAAATGCAGTTTGGTTAGTTGTCTCTTTTTGAGCAAGACAATCAAGATGTCTGATAAAATGATCCGACACATAAAGGAGCTTGTCTTTGACTGTAGTTGTCAAAGACTTAAACTCCTCTTGTCCTTCCTCTTCCTGCTTTCTTGTTTCATCGAACATTTCAAGTCTCTTATGAGAACCCTGAAAATGTTCTGTCTTCTTTGTGAATGTCACTATTGCCTCTTCAACAACCTTCTTAGCAACATTTTCAAGATCCCTGTCTACCGCCAAAATCTCATGAAGCTTACCCATCAATTGCTCTCCTTTCTAAATCTTAATTTCATTCTCTACTATTTACATTATAACATACTTTTTCATTTTTCTGAAAAAAATTTTATCTTCCCTTTTTGTATGAATTCAACTTATCAAGAATGTCAAAAAATATCTCTGCATCCAACACAGCTATATAATCATGACGATTTTTTTTCAATATTAACAACCAATCTGTTCCGTGCATCTGATTTTCTTTTGCTTGCTGTATGAACTTGCTCAAACTCCAAGTCTCTTGCCACTTGCATTCCACAGACCAGGGAAATCGTTCTTTTGCATCTGCTACTAAACGAATATCAACACCAGATTGACCCATCTCTCTCGGTGCAATCTGCTCATCTTTGCCAAAAGGAATATCGAGTAGCTTGCTTATTTTCTCTGCCACCCACTTCTGACAATTTCTTCCTTTTGACTTTGCAGATGAAGTCTTTATTTTTTTCTTCTTTTCGTTCATCTCAAATTAAACACTCCCAATTTTTTCTCTATAAATCCTTTTTTCAAAAATGAATTGAAGGAGTATTGTTGAAATATATTCAACCAATCATCAAGTCTAAATTCATCTACCACTACTTCCGATAGTTCATCAAGTTTATTTGGTTCAAAAGGTAATTTAACTAATCTTTCATTTCTCACTATTATCTCTTGTCCTTCTTTGGATTTAATACAATCAAGAAACTTTCCTTTCAATCCACCCTGTAAATACTTTATCGCTCTTTTTATTCCTATTCCTTCAATACCTTTCACATTGTCTGTATCACAACCTGCAATTTGTTTTATCATTGTCCATTGTGAAGGTTTAATACCGTTCTTCTTTATGAATTCTTTAGCTGTCAAAAGACTTTTAGTTTTCGAACTATAAATATCACAATAGTCCAACATCTGAAATAAATCATTGTCATTTGTCACCATGATATTGTCAGGATGTCTCATAGCAAAGTAGGCAAGCAAATCGTCTGCTTCTAATCCAGTGCATATAAAACTATTCTGAAAACCAAGTCTTTTTAAAAGTGTAGTTCTTATAAAATTATTCTGCCTATAGAACGATTTTTTAAGTTCGATCTCTTGCTCTGTCATACCGTCTTTATGTCTGTTCCTCTTGTATTCTGGATATACTTCTCTGCGATATGATTTTTTTGAATCCCAACAAAACACAAATTGATTAGTATTAAATTCATTTGCAATTGTGAATATCTGATTTAAGAAACCAAACATCATACCGGTAGGTTTGTCTTTATCTGACAATTCGCCTACAGTGTATGATGCTATGTGACATAATGCTGTACTATCAACGAGAATCATTCATATTTTGCCTTTCTTCTTGTTTTTTCCGTTATCTCTTGTTCAAGTTCAAACCAACAACCTTCAACAAACTTTCTCAATTCTTGCTCAAGATCATTATCTTCAATATAATCAATAATAGTATTTCTTTTTCCGTCTGTTGTGAATCCATTTGTCTCAATAGTTGCTTTATTTTTCTCTTTTATCCAAAAACCTTCGTCAACTAACCAGTCTATCATACTCCCTATATCATCAACACCAAAATCATAATAGACAGGAAATTCAATTTCTCTTATCTTACCGGTGAATTTATTTTTTGTTATCTTTGCTCTTACGACCGCTCCTACTTCTCTGTCTTTCTTTCTAACTTTTTCTTTTATTCTCTCAACCACTGCAAGCCATATCTCATAACTACGATAAAACTTAATTGCATTGCCGCCAGAGAAAGTCTTTGGATTTCCAAATGTCATACCAAGCTTATCCCTTGTCTGTGACACCCAAATAAGTAGTGAGTTTGTGGCTTCTATTTTACCAACTATCTTTGGCATCAACTGACTTGCTACTCCTGCTTTCTCAGTTCTCCAGCCTCCTTTTGTAGGCTCATCGTCTTTTAGATCATCGATGCTTGTCAATGCATCAAAAGAATCCGTGACCCATATGAACGGAGGTTTTGAATCTATCAAGTCCTTATGCCATTGTTGTACAGTTCTTGGTTCTACTCTATCTTGTTTATCTGGAATAAAACGTATTCTATCATATGTCTTTTTTCCAAACATTTTCTCTATCGGAAAGAACATTGCACATTCTGGCTCTTCATAAACAAGATCGTAATCATTCAAGTCTTTATTGTGACTTGCTTCTGCCATTGCAGTGAGACACAACAAAGATTTTCCTGCATGTGTGTCTCCAATTACATGCACTACAGAACCAAGTGCATACCCGCAATCTGCCTTATCCGACAATGCGAGATTTAGCATTGTTGATCCTGTAGAGATCAACTTCTTTTTCTCTACAGGATCAACCACGCTCTCCTCCTTCCTACCTCTCCTTTTTAGTTCTGCCATTTAACTTCTCTTCCTTCTGCCACCGGATCTGCTGCGAGATCTGGTAGTTTTTTCTTCTTTTTCTTCTTTTTCTTCTGGTTCTTCTTTCTCTTCCGGTTCTTTTTCTTCTTGCTCTTTCAGCCTCTCGTATTCAACTACACAATCATCATAAACGTCACATTCATTACATTCATCTTGTTCATCAAGATCGATACCATACTTGTGACCATGAGGACAACCAAGAGTAGTTTTTTCCTCCTTATCTTTCTCTTTTTTTCTACCGCGTGTAGTTTTTTCTTCTTTTTCTTCTGGCTCTTCTTTTTCCTCTTTATTCCTTCTTGTTCTTCTTGAAGATTTATCATCTTCTTTTTCCTGTCTCTTATCTTCTCTTTTTCTCCTTTCTACAGATTCTTTTTCTTCATCATCCTCGCCACCAAAAAATACCTCGGAAAGCTCATCGTAAGCGGGAATGTAAATCAATTCATCAAGACAATACGCATCTTCTAACGTCTCATCATCAATCACATAGTCTCTATCCTCAAATTTGTGACCTTGTAATGCAAGATGCTTAATTGCTTGTGAACCGCCTTTAGGAACAAAACTACTCTCTTCGGCAGTAAATCCAATACTCTTACCCTCTTCTGGATCTGCAAAGAGAATATCCTCTCCTGTTCTTCTATCTTTTGCAATCTTTATGATCTTATCTTCCATATAATGATAAGAACATTCAAGAATTTGTACTCCTTTTTTCTCCTCCTTAGCAGAATCGTAACACACAATATTATAGACTACCCTACGCTTTGGATCTAACTGATCAATAAGATCGTCGTCTGCACCTTCCTTGATCAATTTCTTCTGATACTCACAAACGGGACACCTATTATCTCTTCCGAAAAATTTATTTCTCAATAGACAAACATAATTATTTTCATGATAACCAACTCGCATATGTATCCACAAATCTAATACATATGCAAACTCACCCTCAGGAGTTCTTGGATCATT